GCCCATTTGGGTACACGAATACTTTGTCCACCAAATTCTATGTCATGCATGTCAGCCATATGCTAAAATACCCATTATATACGTAGATAAATACTTTTATCGTAGTAAGGTTATAGAAAACCGTTACTACTATTTATGAGGTAGAAAATGAGCGAAAATCCACTAAAACATTTATATAGAAGTAAAACAGTATATGTACAACTTCCAAGTAAAGGAAAATTTTATAAAAAACCGCCACATTTTTCAGTAGACGGCGAAATAGGTGTTATGCCTATGACTACAAATGACGAACTAAAGTTAAAAAGTCCAGACGCCTTGTTTAATGGTGAGGCTATGTTTGACATGTTAGCAAGTTGTGTACCTGATATTGAAAATCCACGTGAAATACCTGCATGTGATTTAGATGTTCTTGTTTTTGCAATACGTATTGCTACAAATGGAGATCAAATGGAAATTAGCAGTGAGTGTCCTCACTGTAATAATACACATGAATATGATGTAAACCTAACACATTTTATGGCAAGTGCTAAAGAAATGGATTTGGAACCTTCTGTAAAAATTGACGATAACACAACAGTACATGTTAGACCCTACAGTCTAGAAAGCAGAATGAAAACGCAAATTCAGCAATTCCATGCTTACCGAATGGAAAGTATGTTAAATGGCGGAGAAATATCAACAGAACGCAAAGTAGAATTGTTTAATGATGCACTAGCGGCGGCAAGTACCATAAGTGTGGAACTTGTAGCAGAAAATATTTCAAAAGTTGAACTTAAAGAGGGAGATGATGTTACTAAAGTAGAAAATTACGATCACATTTACCAGTGGGTAACAAATATGGATAGTAGCACATACAAAAAGATTATCGGACATATACGCAAACTAAGTGATGCGAATATTGAAAAAGAGATAAAATTAACTTGTTCAGGATGCGGTAAAGAGTACAGAAGCGATATAGATTTGGATCCCACAAATTTTTTCACATGAGGGCAATTAGAATGACTCCTCAAGAATTGCAGGAGTACACTAAATCACTAGTTGCCCAGCAAAAGAATTACCAAAATATTATCCTAGAAACAGTTGCTTATAGTAACGGAAGTTTATCATATAGCGAAGCATTACAAATGTCAAGTAGTGCATTTAGCGAATACGAAAAGTTACTCGTTAAAAAGATTAAACAAGATAAAGGAATAACAGAACAAAACATGTTATAATCTTGTTTACGTTGTCTACGACAACGGATTTTTTCACTAACGTTCAAAAATCATTTTTATTAAGTTGAAGTAATTATCTTTGACTTTACCATGATGTCAGTCACACTTAGCCTGAATAAGGCCAAGTGCATCTGAAAAACTTTACCAGTCAATACTGCCACACTACATATCGAAAAACCTTTTAAACGTAAGGTAAGGGCGGTTGTGCGGTACCCTTTTACATTCTGCTTACAACGCAGGAACACAGACGGCCATATGTAGCGACCTATCTGCTACCCGTGAGTTCCAATGGTTCAGGAGAGCTCACTCATTTTGGTTTGTCAAACCAACGCATAGACTGCAACACACCACACCATCGACATCAGCTCACGCTGGCAGAATCTTGGTGAGTCAGGTTTACCCGACCAATCAAAGTTGCTATGTTATTTGGAGTTTATATTAGCCTGAGTTTTGCGTTGCTCTAATAGACGTTGTCTTAATATATTACTGCCTCCAACTCTTACGTTGATAATGCCATTGTAATATTCGTCTGTTTCCAGCACACTGCGATCAAATTGTTCTTTTGCTTCTAAGTAACTAAGTTCGCCTTTGCTTTCACAATAATAAAGTATTTGCCTTGTAAAATTGTTTTCGCCTAATTCTTCTACATCTCTGTTTAGTTTATCACTTGAGCCCCAATAAGTACGCCAATCACTTTCTTTGGTACTTCGTCTTTTGTTCTTTTTGCCTTTTAGCGGTTTTTTTGTAACTTTAAACCTTGCTAATTTTTTGCCTATATATTTTCTATCATTCGTCAGATTGGTAATTATGTAGACAAATCCTACACAAGTTTCCGGAAGTTCTTCAACTTTTATTCCGTTATAAGTCCAATCACTTTTTGCCACGTTTGCTCATTTTCTCCAATGTATGTATACCAATATTGCTGATATTATCTATTTTTCTATGGCCTGTGTATCTTTGCCTAATAGTTTTGTCGCTTGGTCTTTCATATATTGAAGTTAAATCGCTTGAATCAATTATTCCACTATCCACAATCCATTTGTAACTATCATTTTTAACAGAGACGTCATAGCCGTCCCAATTAGTTACTTTAGATTCGGGTACTTTTAATGTAACACCCGTATCAGGATCTGTCAATGTAATTGTTACACGTTCATTTTTATTCTTCGACATAATCTGTATCTGCGTTAAACGTAGTAAAACCATTTTCTTTTAAAACTTGTAGTGTGTGACTTACACGCCCTACTAGTTCATCTCTGTGTGAAATTAAGAAAATGTTTTTATCTCTTTCACGTACCATTTTCTTTAGTACGCTCAACGATGATTCTACACCGTTGCTATCCATGCCTGAGTCTACTAATTCATCTATTGCCAAAAAGTTTATAGGAGTGTTCATGCTTTCGAACACATCTCTAAAGGACCAAGATAAGCCAAGGATAAGCCTGTTACGTTCGCCGCGAGATAAGTTGTCAAAGTCTAGTTCTCTACCCAACTCTGTGATTTCAACAGTCAAGTCAGGTTGGAATTGTACTTCATGTGGTAAGCCTAGTTTAGTTAAGTAATAGCCTAATCGTGTATTTAAGTAAGATAAGTTTTGTTCTATAATTCGCTTTCTAATAAAGCTGTCTTTATTAGTTAGCAGTTTCATAAGAAAATCCTGGTGTTCACGTAGAAGATTTAACTGATTCATATTTTCCCAGCTAATTTCCTGAATACCTTCGTTTTGTAATGCCTCTATTTGATCTGTGTAAGGGTCCTGTTCAGCCTGTTTATTTTCCAATTGTGTTTGTAATTGCACCACTTTGTTTCTGTGATCGTGCGCATCGCTCACATTTTCGTAAAAAGTTACTGGTGCTGTGCCTACTGCGCCTAGCGCATCAAGTGCAGTTGTGTGTTCTTGTAATTGTGTATCATTAGCAAGTACATGCATTGCCGCATCTGTTTTTAGGTCTTCTTTATTTTTGAGAATTTCTTTTTGCTTATCATCATGTATGTGTTGTCCGCAAGCATGACACTTGTTTTCCACTAACAATGCGATTTCTTTTCCTAGCTTCTCAACTAGCTTTTCTTGTTTTGCATTATCCTTACGGATACTGCTTATGTAGTCTTCTAACTGTGTTCTGCGTTGTAAGTTTACATGGAATACTGCTAAGTCTCCATGTGCAGATAATTCAGCTTCAATATCTAAATGTTCTAGTTCAACAATTGCTTCTTTAAACGCTACAATATCTGAAGATTTTTTATCTTCCCAAACTTTACGTCTGCGTTCCAAGTCTTTAATACTTTTTGCAATTGTTGCATTTGCTTCCTCTACACCCTTGATGCGATATTCTTCTTCTTTTATTGCATCTTTTGTGTCTTTCATTTGATCTTTAAGTACGTTTGCTTTTTCACTAAGCATTGTGATACCCAGCAATTGCTCAATAATATCACGCTGATCATTTGCTCGCATACTTAAAAACGGTTCTGTATAAGTGTTAAGTGCCATAATGTGCTTAAACATTACATGGCTCATACCCAACAGTTTTTCTATTTCCTGTTGTGTAAGGCGTCCTTCGCCTTGTCCTTCATCAGTTCCGTCTTCCAACATTTCATTATTGTTTACCATAAATTTAAAAATGTTAGGTTTACGTCCTCTTTCAATTCTATACTCTGTTCCGTTAACTTCAAAGTCAACAGTAACCAACATACCTTTGTTGTTGGTTTTGTTAATCAAGTTGTCCTTGCGGATATTTGTTAGTGCATTGCCATACAGTGCATAGCTAAGTGCATTAATTATTGTAGTTTTGCCAGTACCATTACGGCTACCGTCTCCGCCCAAATCTACATTGTTTCCTAATACAAGTGTAAGTCCTGCGTCAGTAAAACGTACGGCTTGCGTTACGTTACCCACACTCATAAAGTTTTTTATGGTTACGTTGTTAATATTAATCATAGGTTCGCATAGATGTCCATTAGCATTTTGCTGTTAATCATATCACTATCAACAGCTTTTAATTGATTATACACTATTTGGTCCACATTTTCAACCTCTATTTCGTTGTCTGTTTTCCAATCTGTTGCATGCTCTTCTTTTTTAGCAGGCATAAGTGCAATCTCTCTGAGTTTGTATTGTTTGGCAAAAGTTTCTTTTATAAAGTTTGCCTCCTCATAACTTATAGGTACATCTAATGTTACCCTACAATATGTGTTCTCGCTCAAATATCTGTCAGGATTGTCAATAAGTTTACTTAGTGGCAGTGTCCTGTACTTTGGTCCATCAGGCCAGTCAATATATTGTGGCTCTCCGTCCCATTCCAATATCATCATACCTCGATCATCGTCCCAGGCATCTGCATAATTGTGTGCAAAAGGACTGCCCAAGTAATGGATATTGTTGTTGTTTTGTCGTTTGTGGAAATGTCCACTAAACACATATTCTGGTTTCTTAAAGTCTCCAGCAGTTAATCCGCCATGATCTGGCATAGTAACCATTGCGTTCATTTTAAAGTGCGGTAGCTCAAAATGTCCAAAAACATAGCGACTTTTCAGCTTTGCCATCTTTTTCCATTCATCTTCTACCAGCCAAGGCACAAGTGTAACGCCTCCACTTTCTAGCATTTTATCATTAATTAAGTGTACATTGTCGTGTAATCCTGCATAAGGAATACTGTGGATTTCACGCTTTTCTCTGTAATATAAGTCATGGTTTCCCATGATCATGTACACATTTTCAAATGCTTCGCTTAGCCTTTTAATGTTTGGCACTGTATAATTTAGTGTACTTACGTTTACACTACTGCGATGGTGGTGCCAATCACCAAGAAAAATGCACGTTTCACATCCTTCTGCTTTGGCTTTATCAATAAACCAATAGATAAACCGTTCACAATCATCATTGTGCATACGGCTATTGTTTTTGTTACCAAAGTGTATATCTGTAAAGCATGCAACTTTATTAAAAAATTGACTCATGGTATAATATTGTATCCTGCGTCTTTCATATCTTGTTCCATTTTGTCATGATACTCAGCTTGTTTTTCTTCTCTTGCTTTGCGTTGTGCATTTTCGTCATCAATCTGACGTGTAAAGCTAGGCGTTTGCCCTGCTTCCTGTAATAAGTCATCACGCAAATTTTGGTTTCGTTTTTCCAAGTTCAAGACTCTCGTAAAGCTATTTGTAATAGCCGCTGTGTAGTACGCAAAAGGATTTGCAGATTTACTTTCGTCAAAATACAAACCTATCTGCGATAGTTGAACCAACGCATGACTACGCATTTCATCTACATACGTATAGCCTCGCCAGTTACTTCGCATACTGTAACGCTGGCATAGCATAATCATCATGCTTGCTAACTTTTCAGTAATCTTACCCTTTTTAACACTAAATTGTCCATTTGTCAAGTCCCCAGTCCAGTGACTACGTACAACTTCTTCCCATTTGTTGTTTCTCCATGCAATATGGATAAATGGTGGAAAGTTACATTTAGCGTGTCTGTCTGCAACTGTTTTGGGTTTGTTTTTTCTGCCAGGCTCTTCAGGAATATGATCAAAAGTCATTTTACGTATTACTATATCCTCTAATGGTATTTCGCTACCATCAAACTTGTACGTAATTAAACGTGGTTTGTCTTTTGCTTTCCTACCCGGTGTGTTTTCCCATAATACTAAATCTGTAGCATGTCTTTCGTTAGCAATGCGATCTGCACGTGTTTGTTTTGCATCTGCAATAACTTGGTCCGTTAGATCGTCCATGCTGTGTATAATACCGTCTATAAGATAATATTTTTTGTCTTCTATATAACAAAAACTTAACTTACTTTTGTGTATTTCTTTAAGTAATTCTTTGTTGTTTAAATAATTTTGTCTTTTTGGCATAGATCATTCCTTATGTTCCACAATTATAGCAATATTATTACCCTGTGTCAACCAGAAAAATTACACTATTTCAAGTGTATAAATAGTTGTGGAGATGTTAAATGTTGATAACTGAAATTGTAAATTTAGCTGAAGCTGTCGCTAGTCGCACTATTGCTATCTATCCTGGTCGTTTTCATCCTTTTCACAAAGGCCACAAATTTGTATACGACTATTTATCCAGCAAATATGACGCAGTTTTCATTGCTACAAGCGACAAGCAAGAAGAAGGTTCGCCCTTTAGTTTTGAGGATAAAAAGCGTATGATGATGCTTACTGGTGTTCCAGCAAAAAGTATTGTGTTTACTAAACAGCCTTATGTTCCTAACGAAATACTAGATAAACTAGATGCTAGTAATACTGCGGCAGTATTTGGCGTAGGTAAAAAAGACATGGAAGAAGGTAATCCTCGCTTTAAAGTAGGACTAAAGAAAAACGGAGAGCCTACATATTATCAACACAACACAAATAATAAAGAAACATTTGACAAGCATGGTTACTTGGAAGTTGTGCCTACACAAAAATTTACAGTGTTGGGCAAGCCAGCAACCAGTGCAACAGAATTACGTA